CTTAATGTCTCTGGTCCACTCTTTTTCTTCAACGGTTAACTTTCCATCCCAATACGTCTTATATACATTACTTGTTGGGTCTGCAGAGTAAAACTCATTCCTCCACCAGCCACAAAAGATAGCTCTCTGTGTCCTTGCACGTTTGGCAGTGACATACATATCATGGAACATATTAAAGCCTCTAGCAGTCGATTCAAAGACAAATAGACGCTTTGGGTTGTTCTCTGCTAAAGAAGCCAACAAAGACGCTAATCCTTCTTCATCTCCCCATGACGATGTCTCAGTACCATGCAGATAAGTAATACCCTTACCACGACCTAAAGAACCTTTGGCTCTAAGTCCTGCCACCTGATAAAAAAGACGGCTTCTGTTCTTCAGAGATAAACCATTTCGGTTATGGGCAACCATTGGAATCCGATACGCTTGTGGTAATCCTTCCATATAGTTTGTCAAAGTACCACGGAACATATCTTTATTCTCTTCCGTATCGGTCACTAAAGTACCTTGTAAGCCCGGATGAATGAAGTGCCAATACAAGTCTAGGGCTAGACTTATAGTCGTTATACCCTGTTGTCTGCCTTTAAGGATAACAAAGAAGTGAACATCATCCGCCAGACCTTTAGCAATCTCATCCATTACGTACGTCTGAGTCCCTAAACGCTTCGTTAGTTTCTTTAAACCATCTTCTTTTGTTTCTACCGACAACTGGTCACAGAACCGATAGAAGTTATTTAAATTGAAATTCATTTTCTTGTGCTTTTAAAGTTATCTAAATCCCAATGTGCAATGGCATAACATACCTTCTTGTTCTTCGCAAAGCGTATTAACTCCTCTACCTTACGCTTACTATACTTTCGTTTCCATTCATCAACAAGCTGATGCTTCTCTTTTGCACTAAAACATCCCAGCACCTTCTGCATATCCATCTTCAATTCCAAACGGTTATCATGCAATGCCAAATAATCCTCCTCAGTGGCTTGTCTCGCTATCAAACCCCTCTCCATCACTATCCCTATTCAAAAGCTCATTCACTCTATCCAACTCATCATACGCGGCCTGTAATAACCTCGCACTCTCCTGATGCACCCGTATCAGTTCAGCAAACAACTGATTCCAATTCATCTTCGTACACCGGTCCATATACTGTGCCTTCGCATCATTATCCGCTACCTCCTGTACAAAATTAATCCTACCCCTTATTCCGTTCTCCATACCCTCACCCCCTCATTCTCACTTCTCGCTATAAACCTCATCCCTAACTTCTTTCCATATCTATAGTTGTTATTACATACTACAGATAATCCTAAACCATCTATATAAAAACTATCACCTATCTCCATATCTTTATATGGGTAACTTCTTCTTACCTTGTTATCAGGTATCGGTATATTCTTATTAATCTTCATCTCTATATCCTCCATAAAACCAAATATACCATATTTTTTTTGGGGAGGAGTCAGTTGGGGGTCTCGCACCTACTAGTCTCATACCCATCTCTTAGTATCCGTCTATCAGTCATACTGTAACGATAGTTTTAACCTACCCAATCCCGAACCTAAGTGTAAATATAGCTATACAACGGATAATGTATAAGTAATCTTAACCTAACCCCATATATATTTATATTTCACAATGCGGAAAGAGTAGATATTATGTCAAACAATCTATAATCTTAATTTCATACCTAATATATTCTTAACCTAATAACTACTATAAAATTCTATAGACTATCTTATATTACTTATACTATAAAGCTAGATGAAACTATAAGAATAAAATATATAACATAGAGAATATAAAGTATTGACAATAGGTTTTATAGTATATATAATTATATACAGAGATACGGAAACGGTCTCTATTCAATCAATCGGGTGTTTTACTATAAGGAACTTTAAGCATGAAAACATTTAGCGATATTAAAAGAAAATTAGTAGAAGGTAATTCTGTAACCATGATTCGTCACGATTGGTTTCCTACTGGCAAACTAATTGGCTTGGAGCGTAAAGTCATTAAGAGACAATCTAACGCTGTTCAATTTGACGGGGGTTCATGGTTACGCTTAGATAAGCCAGCAAGTGATTACATTCCTACAAGTGAAAATACATTCTTAGCACGCTTAGACGGTGATAAGTTTATGGAATATAAAATTAACTAAGGGGATAACATGAAAAACTTTAACTATAAAGATTATTACATCATGTTAGAAAGACAACATAACGGTTCTATTCATGCCGTTGCTAGTAGTGATAATGATAGATTCGGAGAGGTATTCTATGATTATCCGTTATCTTATGTTGTAAGCAAGATGAAAAAAGACTGTAAGTATCGTATTGATAACAACATTAAACAATATTAGTGTTATCTGTTAGTGGCTCTTATAGGGCTACTAACGGGCTAACATTAGCCATTTATCAAATATTGCATAAGGAGGTTTTACCATGTTACAAATGACAAAAAGAGAGTATTCAAAAAAGCCCAATGACTACCGTTCATATATTGACGGTAAACCGTATCTAATGACTTTAGATAAAAATACGGGTGGAACAGTTTTAACACCAGTTGTATTTAAAAAGAATCCTACAATGGCAACAATAAAGAGTTTTATTAAAAAGAATGATGGAAAACTGTTTATTAAAAATCTATCTGATTTTGATGGCATGGTTGATTGTGTGATGCCATGTGATGACAAAGGTTTTAGAGCCGTAAGAAAGCCAGATGAGGGTTATAACCATGAAAACAAGTTAGGGATACAGGGTGCATGGTTTGTCTTATATGGTGGTGATAGAGTTTACGAGTATTCAGACGGTTATTACGAGGGATACGAGGTTTATAACTGTTGTGGTAATTTCATTATTGCAGTAGAGGTGATAGCATGAAAACAACAATTATTCACAAAGTTTTTAATTAGTGCTATATTTCTAATAAGGGATTAAATTCTTAGTCTCTTATTGGATTATCACTAAGATAATCATTCTCTATATCAGGTATTGCATAAGGAAAGGAATTACTATGATTTTCAATCGAGACAACGCAATCATTAAACTAATCGAGCATTACGCTTGGCATTGTGATGACTATTCAGATATCTTGCGTTATGGTTTTTGTGGGTTTGAGTGTTTTACAGATGATGAACTCAAAGAAAAACTAAAAGACAACAAGATACCTAAAAAAGAATATTACGACAAAGTAAAGGAGATAGTATGAAAACATTTATAGATTATTTACTAGGCACTATCTTTATGGTGTTTATGGGTTCTTTACTTGCACTTGTTTATATTTACGCTAAGGGGTTTTAATCATGCAAATACTTACTTCACAATTTATAGAATTCGGCTCTTATATAGTTGGTAATGATACTTATGAAATGGCACTTGTAAAACAACCTCATGTTATTCAAGAGATGACAGAAAAAGAGTTAAATAACTTTGATGGTGACTGGATAGACTTAGACACTTATACAGGTGAGATTGTCTTTAAAGCAGATTTCATTTACTAGAATTATCTATTAAGGACTTGTTTACAGGTTCTTAATGGGCTAATTTTAGCCAATTCAATCGAATGTTATTTAGAAAAGGAATAATCATGCACATACCAAACATTATTGATATTTATGTAGTACGAGCATATAACCAATTCGGAGAATGGATGGATGATATTGGACATTTTGAGACTATAGAGTTGGCAGAAAAATGTTTATTCAAAGCTATAGAGGGGGACTCAGGAGATGAGGACTCATGGAATTATCACATTGAAGATTATTCAAAGGAGATTTAATCATGGAATATATTATTAAGCAAACCATAGAGGTAATTACAACAGTAGAGGCAAATAGTGCTAGTGAAGCTCTCAAGATGTTAGATAACTTAGACATTGATGATGCTGACCAGATAACCATTATTAATACTGAAATAGAATCTATTGAAGAATACGAGGAGTCTTTTAAATAGTCTTTAAATCAATTATCATTATTTCATAGGGGTATGTATTACCCCTTTTCTTTTAACTCAATGTAGGGGGTTTATATGCGATTTGAAGATAGAAAAGGAATTAACTTAATCAGTAGTGGTTATTCTGGACAATGGAAATATTTAAGAACGACCGATACAAGTAACCTTGAGCCTGTACCGATGCCATTTAATCGTTTTCAAATATGGTTAGGCAGATTGTTAACCCAATTAGGTTTGTAATTACCTTACGCACATACGATTATTTATAGGGAGACTTGACAGTCTCTCTTTTTTTTTGTAGTATTTCACTTGATAAGCAAACTTTGACTGCATCAAGACCTTTAATTAGGTTCTATGTCCTGACGATAAACAATCGTTAATGGGGTCAAAGCATAGGATTTAATTAAAGGTTTTTTATTGGGGGAAAATATGACAAGACCAATCATTACATTAAAAAAGAATCAAAAACCCAAAAAGTTTTTGCCACTATCAGAAGCATTAAAAGCTGGTCATCAATATTGCGTGATGCGTGTTTCTAACTCAGGTAGAAATATGTCATTAACGGCAGTGCATGAATTAGAGGAAGATGCCGTATCAGAGGCAAAAAGATTGAGTGAATTACAAAATAGTATTTATGTAACATTAAGTGTTTTAAAAAGATTTAATTAAGTATTAGAATTAAAAACTATGGGACTATGACCCAGTCCTCTTAAACACATGACACAGTGGATAAGGATAAATAGGTAATCTTTAACCTAATAAACAATGGTGTTAGTCTTTAAAAAAAAGACTCATTTCCCGTATATAACATATAAGGGGTTTGGTTTTTATATGCTTAATTTTCTGTACCTGAAGTATGCAAGCA